TATTAACAATCTGACAGTTGGATGCTGTCTCTTAAATCACTGTAAATGCCATGACAATAAAGAGTATAGTAATAAAGTATTTGATAGTAGCTCTACTAGCGTTTGTATTAGGTACATTCTTTCCGAACCCCGTCGCCAAGAAGAAGACTGAGAACGCCACAATCGCCTGGGCCAAGAGCCTGGGGTTTGGTCCTCCAAGGTTTGAATATCATAATAATAAAGAATTCATTACCTCACTTAAAAAGTGTATCTCCTACCTCAATTTCGACATTCCTAAAAACAAACACATAAATACAGAGCTTATAGTTGCTCAAGCTATCGTAGAAAGCAACTATGGAACGTCAAGGTTTGCATTAGAGGGCAATAATCTGTTTGGTATAAGGGTATGGTCAAAAGAGGGAATGCTACCCTATAAACAGCCTGATTCTATAGAATGGCGAGTTAGAGTCTTTAAAACTAAGTGTGACTCTGTTAAATATTACATAGAAATTCTAAATACAAAACAAGTATATGCAGAATTTAGAAAAATTAGAGATATGTCATTTAATAGAAACCCTATTGCAATGGCTAAAGCATTAGATAATTTTTCTACAAATAAAGAGTATGAAAAACATGTTATTGAAGTTATATATAAATTAAGAAATGAATCTAAGTAAAAGTTTTACATTAAACGAATTAACTAAGTCTCAAGAAGCCACTAGACTTGGAATAGATAATACACCAAGTGATGAGCATATATTAAATTTAAAAATACTTTGTGAAAATATACTACAACCTATTAGAGACTTTTATGGTATGCCATTGTCCGTGAGTTCTGGATATAGATCAGCGACACTTTGTGAAGCTGTAGGTTCTTCCTCTAAAAGTCAGCATACTAAAGGTCAAGCAGCAGATTTTGAGATATTTAGTATAGCTAACAAAGAATTAGCTGATTGGATTACAGCTAATCTTGAATATGATCAATGTATATTAGAATTTTGGAACGAGAATGAACCTAATTCTGGATGGGTACATTGTAGTTATTCAACAAATAACAATAGGAAGCAATACTTGAAGGCACAGAAGATAGGTGGTAAAATCGTTTATTCATCAATGGAGTAAAAATGCCAATAGGAAGATCACAAATACCACAACAAATCGAAGGCAAGATAAGAGGTGCAAAACCCTCAAAAGCCATGCTTAAATCTAAAAGAAGAAAGAAAAAATAATGGGTAAACTTTGTCCAAGAGGAAAAGCAGCAGCTAAAGCAAAATTTAAAGTATACCCGAGCGCGTACGCGAACATGTATGCATCAGCAGTATGTTCAGGTAAAATTGTGCCTGGTGGTAAAAAAAAGAAAATGACTGGTGGCAGTATTTCACAACAAAGAAAAGCAGTATCTAAATATAAACAAGGAGGTGTTGCTAAAGGTTGTGGAGCTGTAATGGAAAAAAGAAGAAAAGTAACTAAAAAATATTAATATGAGTTTACGTAAATGGGTTGCAGAAAAATGGGTAGACATCGGAGCTAAACGCAAAGATGGTTCTTTTGCTCCTTGTGGAAGATCTGGAGGAGAAAAAAGAAAAGGATATCCTAAATGTGTTCCTTTAGCTAAAGCTAGATCAATGTCAGAAGGTCAAAGACGTTCTGCAGTTGCAAGAAAAAGAGCAGCAGGAAACACTGGTCCTAAACCTACAAATGTTAAAACATTTGCAAGTGAAGGTGCTTACATTGGTAAATTTATAAGTGGAGAGTTTGATGGAGTAAAACATTCAAATGAATCTAAAGTAGATTACTATGGAGATTTATTAAAATAATGGGTAAACCTAAAATAATTTTAGATATAGCAGAAAAAGCTTTTCCTAAAGCATCTGAGAAAGTTAGAACTTATTTCAAAAAAACATATGATGATATGCGCATTGATATGTCAGAAGGCTCTGCATTTGAAGCAGCTAAAAAAGAAACAAGAGAAAAAATTAAAATAGAACCAGAGACTAAATTTAAAGGTGGATCTGTTAATAAAATGTTTGTAGGAGGAATACCTGATCCTAGTACAATTGTATCAAAACTTTCAGCAGCTTCACCACAAGATTATATTGATTATAAAACTAATACTGGAAGTCAAACTTCTACAGAGCCAGAAGAAAGAACTGGATATAAAGCAGCAGAATTTAAAACTACAGTAGAAGAAAAACCAACAGAAAAAAGTAAAGGTGGTATGATTTATACTAAACCGCATCAAAAAAAATATTATGGAGATTTAATATAAATGGCTACATCAGGAACAACAGATTTTAACTTATCAATTGATGAGATTGTAGAAGAGGCTTATGAAAGAATAGGCATTCGATCTAATTCTGGTTATGACATCAAGTCAGCTAGAAGAAGCTTAAATATATTGTTTTCTGAATGGGGTAATAGAGGAGTTCATCTTTGGAAAGTAGAATTAAAAAATCAAGCATTAACTGCAGGTACAATTACTTATGCAACACCAAGTGATTGTAGCGATGTTTTAGAGGCTTATGTATCTTCAACATCAGGTATTACAACATCAACAACAGATCTATCTTTAACTAAAATTGATAGATCAACTTATGCTGCGCTTCCTAACAAAGGACAAACTGGTCAGCCCTCACAGTACTATGTGGATAGACAGATAACTCCTACCATTAGTTTATATCTTGCTCCTGATAATATTACTTATCAATTTTTAAAATATTATTATATTCAAAGAATTCAAGATGCGGGTTCTTATACTAATGACGCAGATTTACCTTATAGATTTATACCATGTATGGTTTCAGGACTTGCTTATTATTTAGCACAAAAAAGATCTCCTGAAAGAATTGATTTACTAAAAATGGCTTATGAAGATGAATTTAAAAGAGCTTTGGATGAAGATGGACAAAGAACTAGTTTATACATATCACCACAAACTTATTTTCCTCAAGGATAATTTATGCCAGTATTTGCTAAAGGTAAAAGATCACTAGCCATATCAGATAGATCAGGAATGCAATTTCCTTATCTTGAAATGGTTAAAGAGTGGAATGGTTCATTAGTACATTTTTCAGAATATGAAGCTAAACAACCTCAATTAGAACTTAGATCTCAAGGAGGAGATGCTCAAGCATTACAATCTCCAAGAGCAGATGTAAGACCTGGTGGTGCATGTGATGTTGATTTAGATTTATATTATTGGCCAGGACAATATGTTTCAAACGGAATGCAACCAGGTATAAGTGGAGATATTATTAATACAAGAAGAGCAGCCTACACAGGCGTAGGTAATGTAACTATTAACATAACATAAAATGACATACGCAGAACTAGTACAAAAAATTAGAGATTATACAGAAGTAGGTTCTGAAGTTTTAACAGCTACTATTGCAAATGGTTTTATTAGAGACTCTGAATTTAAAATATTTAGAGAAGCAGATGCTGACTACGCGCGCGAGTACGCGACCTCTACATTTACAACTAATAATAAATATTTATTACTTCCTGATTCTCCACAGTCTTCAGGTTCAACAACTTCAAGAAGAGCTTTAATTGTTCGTTCAGTGGTTGCTACAAATACATCAGGTATTCAAGTTTCGTTGGAACCAAGAGATGATACATTTATAACTGAATATAATTCATCAGGATCTACTGGTTTTCCTAAGTATTATGCTACATTTAGAGAAAATGCTATTGAAGTAGCTCCTACACCAAGTTCAGCTTTTGTAGTGGAATTAGATTATATTTACACTCCGGATGGTTTAAGTCCAACAAATACAGAAACTTATATTTCTGTTAATGCACCAGAATTATTATTATATGCCTGTTTAGTAGAAGCTTTCGCATATTTAAAAGGACCCATGGATATGTACAAACTGTATCAAGAGAAGTATAATATGGCATTACAAGGATTTACGTTAGAACAAACAGGTAGAAGACGTAGAGACGAGTATCAAGATGGAACGTTACGAATTAAAGTACCGTCACCATCACCATAATAAAATTATAGGAGAATAATTATGACAGCAAGTATAGACCAAGCGGTTTGCAATAGTTTTAAATCACAACTATTAGACGCAAACCACGATTTTACTGCAACGACTGGAAACGTTTTTAAATTAGCGCTTTTTCAATCAAACGCAGTATTAAATGCAACCACTACAGTTTTTAATTCAACAAATGAAGTTGCAGCAACAGGAACATATGTTTCTGGTGGAGGAATATTAGCAGGACAAACAGTTTCATTAGATGGATCAGTAGGAATAGTAGATTTTGCAGATTTATCTTTTACAGGAGTTACACTAAGTGCATTGGGTGCAGTAATTTACAATACTTCATTCGGTAGTAATGCAGCAGTGTGTGTTTTAGATTTCGGTGCTGTTAAAACAGCTACATCAGGAACATTTACAATTTTATTTCCAGCATTTACAAGTGCAGCAGCTATATTAAGAATCGCTTAATTTTAGGGGGGCCAGGTGGCAAATGTTAATTTAATAAAAACACCTGGTTTACTATTATGAGCGGATGGGGCAGAGATACTTGGGGATCAATAGTCTGGGGAGAAGATTTTGAAGACGTAACAATTTCTGTTACAACACCTAGCACACCTACAACTTGGGGACAATCTACATTTGGTAGTTATTCTTGGGAACAAATTGTTGGTACTCAATCAGAGTTAGGTGATGAGTCTATTACTAACGAACAAAATGCTATTGCCTCTCTTAGCACTAATCTCTTAACATTAACTATTACATCTCTTACAATTACTGGAGATTCTAATTTATCATTAAACACTAATTTATTAAACACAACAGTAGGATTTACTTCTGAAAACGTAAATGCAAATACAATTGTTGAAGTAACTTCTCCTGGTAATTTACCATGGGGTTCAGCTAGCTGGAGTTATGGTTCGTGGGGCAACATTGGAGGTATGGTTATATCTCAAGGTGCTGAAGAAGAAGCGGTTCCTTCTGTAGAAGTTTTTGTATCAACTAATTTATTAACATTAACTTTAACATCTATTGCACAGGTTACTGGAAACGCTAATATTACAGCAAATACCAATCTATTAACAGTAGGTTTAGGTAATGAAGATGCTGTACCTAATACTATTGTTTCAGTATCTACAAATTTATTAAACGTAAGTGTTGGAGCTGCATCTGGTGAAGTCTTATCTACAGTAAGTCCAATTGGAGTAAGTGCAACAGCTTCTACAGGTCGTTTATTCATATCCGCTTGGGCAGTGGTAAATATAGGGGTAACCAATAATTGGAGTGTGGTTGACATAGCCGCTTAATGAAACTAAAATTAGACATATTTAAAATTTAAGAGGAATTCTTATGGCATCAACTTTTTCTACAGATCTTAAGCTAGAATTAATGGCTACGGGTGAAAACTCGGGTACATGGGGAACAAAAACTAATACAAATTTAAATTTAGTACAACAAGCCATCGCTGGTTTTGAATCAATAGCTATCACGTCCACTAATACAACTTTATTAATGACTGATGCTACAATTTCAACAGCTAGAAATGCTGTTCTAAGATTTACAGGTGCAATTACTGCAAACTGTACAATTTTTGTTGCAAGCGGAATTGAAAAAACATATACAGTGGATAATGCTACAACAGGAGCATTTACTGTAGCACTTAATCAAGTAGGTGGTTCCTCAGTTATATTTGATGCAACAGATAAATCTCATAAATTAATTTATTTAGATGGAACAAATGCAAATGATATATTAAGTGATTTATCTACTATTAGATTACCAAATCAGAACGAAGTAAGATTCGGAGATGCAGATAATTCAAATTATGTATCCTTAAAATCAGGAGCAACAGTGGCTTCTAATGTATCATTTACACTACCAAATTCTTTACCAACAGTAGCTGATGCTGCTATGGTAGGATCTACAGCAGGGGTTATTAGTTTTAAAGCTTTTGCACCAATATCAACAGGCAAGTCTATTGCAATGGCAATAGTTTTCGGTTAAAATAACAACGGAGATAAATTATGGCAAATCCAAATATAGTAAATGTAACAAGTATTTTAGGAGAAACGGTTATAGGTACATTAACCTCTACGTTATCCACTGTGCTTTTATCAAATCCAGCTTCATCTGGTAAAGTTTTAAAAATTAATACAATTTTAATATCAAATGTAAATGGAACTTCAGCGCAAGATTCTACAATAGAAATTTCTCCAGCAGATACTGGAACAAGTACTAACGCTCGTTCAATAGTTTCAACTATCTCTATACCTGCAGATGCAACTTTAACAGCGATTGATAAAAATTCATCTTTTTATCTTATGGAAGATAAATCAATTATAGGTAATGTTAATACTGCTAATATGTGTGAATTTATAATTAGCTACGAAGTTATAAGTTAACCGGAGATTAAAGCTATGGCAAATGGCGGAATTATCGGTCCAGTTAATGAACCAGTACTATCTGATAAAATATCATCATTCACTGCACCAGGAACATTTACAAAATCATCACTTAACTCTACCGGAACTGCAACTTTATTAGTCGTAGGCGGCGGCGGAGGAGGAGGCGGAAAAGGCGCATCATCTGGCGGCGGAGCTGGAGGATTTAGATTAATAACATCACAACCTTTACCTGCAAGTCCATTAGTAGTTACAGTTGGAGCAGGTGGAGCAGGTGGACCTCCAAGTGCCCCAGTTCCTAGTGGTTGTGGAACTAAAGGTGGAAATTCAACTTTTGCAACAGCAACAAGTCCAATTACTGCAACAGGAGGAGCAGAAGGTAGAGCACCTGACGGTGTTGGCCCAATATCTCCAGCTAGTCGAGCTGGACTACCAGGTGGATCTGGAAGTGGTGGAGCAGTTGTTGTTAATACTGGAGGATCTAATTCTGGAGGAGCTGGAAATGAAGGTGCTTTTTCACCGTCTGAAGGAAATTCTGGAGGATCCGGAACAGGTCACTCTGCGGGTGGATCTGGAGGAGCAGGAGGAGCCGGCGCTAACGCAGGTGGCGGATGTAACGGACCAGGATTAGGTGGATCAGGTACAGATGTAACTCCAACTTTTGGAGCAGCACCTCAACCTTTTTATGCACCAACTTCAGGAGTATATGCTGGAGGTGGTAGTGGACACTGGATTAATATGCCTGGAGCAAGTAGAACTGCTAGAGCACCAGGAGGTGGTGGACAAGCTGGAAATTATGTGGGTGATCCTGTAATTGTTGCAGCGACAGATGCTATTGCTAATACTGGAGCTGGAGGTGGTGGTAATGGTATAGCTTGCGGTGGGACAGCAGCGGGAGCAGGAGCAGGTGGAGTTATTTTAGTAAAAGAAACTAATTCATTAGTTACTGCACCAGGTGTATGGACGCTTCAAGATGCTTTTACTTATGCAAAAGCAGGAACGTGGGGAGGTTAGATATGGCACATTTTGCTGAAATTAAATCTGATAATAATATTGTATTAAGAGTCATTGTTGCTAATGATGAAGATATAAAAAACAATGGTGGTGAATATACATCTCAATCAGAACAATGGGCAAAAAATAATTATCCTAATGACCCTCTTATTTTAGAAGAGTTAGGTGGAATTTACCCACAAACGTATTGGAAACAAACATCATATAACACAAGAGCTGGAGTACATCAATTAGGTGGAACTCCAAAAAGAAAAAATTATGCAGGCGAGGGAATGTTTTATGATTCTCAAAAAGATGCTTTTTATTGGCCAAAAAAAGAAGCTTCTTTTATTTATAATGAACAAAAGGGTGAGTTTGAAGCACCTGTAGCAAAACCAAATGTTTATCAAATAAACAATAAACCTGTTCTTCCAGAATGGGATGAAGAAAATTTAAGATGGAATGGTATTGTATTAAATGTTATTAGTGGAGAAGATAATAATGCTCCTTATAATAGTTATTATTGGAATACTAATACTTCTTCTTGGATCCAAATATAGACTTTAATTAAAATTTAATATATTACTTTATCAGAAATGATAAAAGTTATAGAAAATTTTATACCAAAAAATTTACAAGATCATTTTGAAGTAGTATTAAGTTCAAATAGATTTCCTTGGTATTTTCAAGAGTCAGTTACTAATGATTTTACTTTAAATAAGAAAAATTACAAAGATAGTTCTTTCTTTGCACATGTATTCCATAGAAATGATAATGGAGGATATTCTGATATTCATTTAGTAGAAAAATTTGGAGTTATTAGATATTTTGCAGAAGAAAAATTAAATATATCAATAAAAGAAGTAATTAGATTACAAACTAATTTAAATTTAAAAAGACCTGATTTTAAAGATTCTGAACATCATGGTATTCATGTAGATGAAACTCCAGACGCTATTTCAAAAAGTTTATTATATTATGTTAATGATTCAGATGGGGATACTTATTTTTATTCAAAGGATGGAAAATTATTAAAAAGAATCTCACCTAAAAAAGGAACAGCTCTTTATTTTAATTCCAATTTTTTTCATGCATCAAGCCCACCAAGAAAAACAAATAAAAGAATAGTTATTAATTTTGTTTTTAATATATGAAAGTATTAGGTGTAAATATTTCTCACCATGCTTCTACTGCTTTTTATGATGGTAAATTAAAACATTATTATGAAGAAGATAGATTTAAAAAAATAAAATATTGGGAACCCTCAAAAGAAGATTATTATTATAATACAATAGATAAATTATTAAAATTAAAACCTGATATTATTGTTTATGCTTCTTATGATAAAAATTATAGAAGATATAAAAATTTTATTTTTACAAAAGATGAAGAATTAATTAACTTAATACATAAACAATCTAAAAAAATAAAGTATTTTTTTAACCCAGATTATCACCATATTTATCATGCTACATGTGGTTTTTATTTTTCAAAATTTAATGAAGCTATTTGTATTATAATGGATGGAGGTGGTTCACAACCAACTTCTCATAGTTATCAAGAAATGAATAGTATTTATGTTTTTAATAAAAAAGAAATATTTTTAAAATATCAAATGCAGTCTAATATTAGATTTTGCATAGGAGGGGATAGAGAAAAATATTCTGATTATACTAAAGATGTTAAATTTGGGGATATAGATATTCATTTTTGTTCTAAATCAAATCCTCCATATGAATTTGGAGATTTGTGTTTGGATTTAGGAATGAATGCTGGTTATGATTCTGGTAAGGTAATGGGTTTATCAAGTTATGGATATTCAAAAAAAAAAAATAACTTAGATTATGTTAAAGTAAAAAAAGCAAAAAAACTACAAGAAAAAAGTTTTGAATATACCTGTGCTTTGATAGATAAAGCACTTTCTTATTCAAATATTAAAAACATAGTATTATCAGGGGGGTATTTTTTAAACTGTGTTAATAACTTTAAATATGTAAAAAAATATCCTCAATTAAACTTTTTTGTAGATCCTGTAGCTCATGACGGTGGAACTTCTATAGGAGCGGCTATATTTTATAATGATTATTACAAATATTAATAAAGCTGTTGATTTATTATTAAATCAAAAAATTGTTGCTTTATTTCAAGATTATAGTGAATGGGGGCCAAGAGCTTTAGGAAACAGATCCTTATTATTTGATCCTAGAAACGTTAAAGCTAAAGAAATTGTAAATAAAATTAAACAAAGGGAATGGTGGAGACCTTTTGCGGGGACTATACTATTAGAACATGTGCATGATTGGTTTGATATCGGATCTTTAAAGGAATCTCCATATATGTCTTTTGCTGTGTTAGCAAAAAATAAAGCTAAAAAAGAAATACCATCTATTATCCATGAAGATAATACATGTAGAATACAAACCTTATCTTATAAACAAAATCCAAGATTCTATGAATTGATAAATAAATTTTATAAAAAAACTAATGTTCCAATTTTATTAAATACATCATTTAACTTAGCAAAAGAACCTCTAGTTGAGACTTTACTGGATGCTAAAAATGTTATACAAAGATCAGAGTTAGAATACATATACTACCCACAATGAATTTAAATAATTACTATTATTATTTTAAAAAAGCTATTCCAGAAAGAATATGTGACGAAATTATAAAATATGGAAATCAACAAAGAGAAGAATTAGCGGTAATAGGTGGTTTTACTAAAAATACAAATCTTACTAAAAAAGAAGAGAAAATTTTAAAAAAAACTAGGGATTCAAATGTAGCTTGGTTAAACGATCAATGGATATATAATGAAATTATACCTTATGTTAATCAAGCAAATAAAGATTCAGGTTGGAATTTTCAATGGGATGTATCAGAAACGTGTCAGTTTACAAAATATAGATTAAACCAATATTATCATTGGCATTGTGATAGTTTTCATTCTCCATATAATACTCCAAATGATTTAACAAAACATGGAAGAATAAGAAAATTATCTGTAACAGTTTCATTGTCAGATCCAAAAGAATATAAGGGAGGAGAACTTCAATTTGATTTTTATAATGAAAAAAGAAAAAAGAATATAGTGACTTGTAAAGAAATATTAGAAAAAGGATCTTTAGTTGTATTTCCTTCTTTTGTTTGGCATCAAGTAAAACCAGTTACAAAAGGAACAAGATATTCATTGGTTATTTGGAATTTAGGAAGTCAGTTTAGATAAAATGGAAACTAAAAAAAGAACAATAATAAGAACTATAAGTTATAGAATTATAGCTTTATTAATTACTGCTATATGGACAGGTCTAAATAATGCTATTTTAATACACATTATTTTAACAGTTGTTCATTATGTTATGGAAAGAATATGGTTAAAAATTAAATGGGGTTTAGTAAAATGAAAAAAATAATTATTGTAGGTGGTGGATCTGCTGGATGGATGACAGCTTCAACTTTAATAAAGGTGTTTCCTAATTATGATATTTCTTTAATTGAATCGCTAAACGTACCTACTGTTGGAGTGGGAGAAAGTACAATTGGAGGTATAAAAAATTGGGCTACTTTTTTAGGAATAGATGACAAACATTTTTTAAAACATACTGATGGTAGTTATAAATTAAGCATTAAATTTACAGATTTTTATAAAAAAGGAGAAGCTTTTCATTATCCATTTGGAGCACCTTTTATTTCTGGAAATAAAGCAGAGCTTAATGATTGGTGGTTTAAAAAATTTCTTTATCCAAAAGTTCCTCATTCAGATTATGTAGATTGCCATTATCCTCAAATGGCATTAGTTAATCAAAATAAATGTTTTTATAATGAGTTTGGTTTTTTACCTTTTGATTTTAAAAAAGACACCGCTTATCATTTTGATGCGTCTAAATTTGCAATATGGCTTAAAGATAACTATTCATTGCCAAAAGGTGTAAAACATATTCAAGAAGACATTGTTTCAATTGAACAAGATGAAAATGGAATAAAGTCATTAAATAACAAATATACGGCTGATTTATATATAGATTGTACTGGGTTTAAATCTTTATTATTAGGAGAAACTTTAAAAGAACCTTTTGAATCTTATGCTGATTTACTTCCTAACAATTCAGCTTGGGCTACACGGATACCATACAAGGATAAAGAAAAAGAACTTGTTGGATACACAAATTGTACTGCAATAGAAAATGGATGGGTATGGAATATTCCATTATGGTCAAGAATAGGAACAGGATATGTGTATTCAGATAAATTTATAGATGATGATAGTGCATTAAAACAATTTAAAAACTACTTAGGAACAGAAGATTTAGAATTTAAAAAAATAAAAATGAGAGTGGGTATACATAAAAGATTATTTGTTAAAAACGTATGTGCGATAGGTTTAGCAGCAGGATTTATAGAGCCATTAGAAAGCAATGGACTTTTTTCAGTACATGAGTTTTTATTTAATCTTATTAAAAATTTAAAAAGAGATAAAATATCTCAATGGGATAAAGATAATTATACTTTTCAATCAAAAAAACTATTTAGAAATTTTGCAGAATTTGTAGCCCTACATTATGCTTTGTCTCAAAGAGAAGATACTGAGTACTGGAAATATAACTTTAATAAACAATGGGAAGAAAAATTAATTAATTTAAATCCATCTATGTTAGGGGGGTTTTTAGAAGCAGCTATTTTAAAAGATATCAGATATCATTTTAGTAATGGAGGAGGGTTTCATTGTATAGCTGCAGGAATGCATTGGGGACCAACTAATATTGAATCTATTTTATATACAAATGTTCATGAAACTTTAAATAATTTTAAAAAGAAAGTATTACCTAATATAAATAATATGAACTTACGTAAAAAGACATGGGAAAGATTAGTTAAAGATGAGACTAGTTTATTTGAGTTTCTTAAAAAAAACATATATAAAGATTAAATGGAAGAAGAAGCTATAAAGACTGAAATTTATTTTCAAACACCTATTTATTTAGTGGACATACCACAATGGGTTAAACCTATTAATAAAATATCTGATAGATATATTAAAAAAGCAATTAAAAATAATAAAAAATTAATAAAAGAAAGAGAAAAATTATATAAGAAAAAAATAAATGATTTTGGTTTAACACATCATTCAGAGCCTATGTTTATAGATCCTGAAATGAAAACTTTTACAGATTATGTCTCTGGGTTTTCACATAAACTTTTAGATCATCAAGGATTTGATATGTCTTCTTATAATTTAATATGGAATGAATTATGGGTACAAGAGTTTTCAAAAAAAGGAGGTGGATATCATAATAATCATATTCACTCAAATAACCATATTTCAGGTTTTTATTTTTTAAAGTGTTCAGATAAAACTTCTTATCCAATATTTCATGATCCAAGACCAACTAAATTAATGACTCAATTAAAACAAAAAGATGAATCACAAGCAACATTATCTAGTGAAAAAATTAATTTTAAAATTTCTCCTGGTACACTAATAGTGTTTAATTCTTATTTAACTCATGAATTTGTAATGGATCCAGGAATAGAACCTTTTAGATTTATACATTTTAATATACAAGCAATACCAAAATTATGAGTTTCAAAAAAAATAAATACATAGTTTTACGATCAGTTATACCTTTTGAATTAGCAGATTTTATATATTCTTATTTTTTATTAAAAAGAAAAGTTTCTGAAACATTGTTTAATACTAGACATATTTCTCCATTTACTGATTATTTTGGAATATGGAATGATCAACAAGTTCCCAACACTTATTCTCATTATTCTGATATTGTAATGGAAACATTATTAATAAAAGTTTTATCAGCTATGGAAGAACATACAAAATTAAAATTACATCCAAATTATTCTTACGCAAGAATTTATAAAAAAGGAGATGTACTACATCGTCATAAAGATAGGTTTAGTTGTGAAATATCTACTACACTACATTTAGGGGGAAATCATTGGCCAATATATTTAGAGCCATCTGGTAAAGAAGGTTTAAAAGGAGTTAAAGTATTATTACAACCAGGTGATATGTTGGTTTATCGTGGAAATGAATTAGAACACTGGAGAGAACCTTTTGACGGAGAAAATTGTGGTCAAGTATTTTTACACTATAATAATAGTGAAACTAAAGGATCAGAAGAAAATATTTTTGATGGAAGACCTCATTTAGGACTTCCTTCTTGGTTTAAACGCACTTAAATAAGTGTTATACTAGGCATAAATATGCCGTTAAAAAAGATACCACTACCTCCAGGTTTTGATAAAAACGATACAGCATCTCAAGCTGAGGGACGTTGGATTGATGGAGATAACGTACGTTTTCAATATGGATCACCTGAAAAAATAGGTGGTTGGCAACAAATTAATTCATCTATATTAGTAGGAGCAGCTAGAGACATACATTCTTGGTTTGATTTAACTGGTAGACGTTATGTGGCCATTGGTACAAATAAAGTTTTATATATTCTTTTTGATGAAGTGTTTTATGATATTACACCACTTAAAACAGCACTAACAAGTTGTACTTATACATCAACTACAGGTTCTGCTACAGTTACAATTAACAAAACTACTCATGGTTTATTGGTTGGAGATTTACTTAATTTTTCAAGTGTAACAACACCGGGACCAACTACAACAAGTTTTACATCTGCAAATTTTACAACTAATTCATTTGAAGTTAAAACAGTACCAACTGCAAATACCTTTACAATTACTATGCCTGTCACAGAAACAGGAACAGGAGTTACTACAGGTGGATCACTTATAACAAATCCATATGTAATTGTTGGCCCATTAGCCGCGACACTTGGTTATGGATGGGGGGCAGGAACGTGGGGACTAGATTTTTGGGGTACTTCAAGAACAGTTTCTAATACAACCATTGAAGCTGGAAGTTGGTCTTTAGATAATTTTGGAGAACTATTAATTGCAACTATTAAAAATGGACAAACTTTTAAATGGGCTCCTACCGCAGGAACAGGAGTTAATACACGTGCAACTCTTGTAGCGGGTAATCCTACAGCTTCAGTTTTAACAAGAGTATCAGACAGAGATAGACATTTAATTCATTTTGGGACAGAAACTACAATTGGAGATCCATCAAGCCAAGACCCAATGTTTATTAGATTTTCAGATCAAGAAGATATTGAGATTTATCAACCAACCTCTACAAACACAGCAGGTACATTTAGATTAGATAATGGAAGTAGAATTGTAGCAGCAGTTAAAGGTAAAGATTATATATTAGTTTTGACAGATGAAGCTGCTTATACAATGCAATTTGTAGGACCTCCTTTTACATTTAGCATACGTCAAGTTGGATCTAATTGTGGATGCGTTGGTCAACATGCAGCAGTCTTTGTAGATGGTGCTGTATATTGGATGGGTGATTCTGGTAATTTCTTTGTATTTGATGGAACTGTTAAAACATTACCATCTTCAGTTGAAAATTTTGTATTTACCACAACAGGAGATGCTTTAGGACTTAATTTTACAAATGGTGAAACAGTGTTTGCAGGACACAATAGTTTATTTACAGAGATCAACTGGTTCTATCCACAAGAATCATCAACAGAAATAGATAGAGTTGTTACTTATAATTACGAACTTAAAACATGGACTACAGGATCGCTTGCAAGAACAACGTATGAAGATGCTCACGTATTAGAGTATCCAAGTGCTACTAAATATATAAGCACTTTGACTCCAAACACTCCTACAGTTAATGGTATTACTAATGGAGGTAGTTATGTATTCGCACATGAAGTAGGTGTAAATGAAGTTATTAATTTAACAAGTACAAATATAACAAACATTACTATACCTGCTTTTATTAGATCAGGTGATTTTGATTTAGATATAGAAGGAGATGGTGAATTTTTTATTAAAATAAGAAGATTTATACCTGACTTTAAATATCTAGAAGGTAATACAAAAGTAACGTTGTTCTTTAGGGCTTATCCCGCAGACACAACAACGGCTCAGGGACAAACAACTGTAGGTCCCTTTACAGTATCTTCAACAACAGATAAGATAGACACGCGCGCGCGAGGGAGACTTGCGTCAATAAAAATTGAAAACGATGCACTTAACGACAATTGGCGTTATGGTATATTCAGAGTGGATATACAACCAGACGGCAGAGGCGGAAGTGCTCCACAAACATAATGGCTAAAATAAATATTCTTATACCGGAACCACAGGAGCCTTATACTGTTAATAATTTTAGACAAATTAATCAAGCGTTAGAAACTTTACAAAACCAATTAAACACAAGTTTTAACGATGAGATTCAAGAAGACTTACAAACTTTAAGTTGGTTTTTAATAGGAACAGGTAGAAGAAGTACTCAAGTAAATCCTTCAAACGGAGCATTGATTGTAGGAACTCAACTGGCTACAAGTGTAGCATTAGTTACAATAACAACCACATGACAATAGTTTATAAAGTACAAGGATATGATTTAACGACATCAACACTTACAACAGTGTTAACGATTGATGCATCCTCAAGAGCAATAGTTAAAGAAATAACTATAGCTAATGATACAGTTTCGTCTACGGAGGTTAATCTTTATTTAAGAGATAGCTCTGCATCAACTGAATATAAGTTTTTTCATATTTTTGTTCCAGCTAATAATACAGAATATGCTGTTAATAATACACTGGTTTTAGAAGAAGGAGATAGTTTGAAATTTCAATCGGCAACTGGAAATGCCATCTCTGGACAAATATCATATGCTTTGATAAATAGATCTCAACAAAATGGCTAGAAAAATAAGTAATGGTTCAGGTTCTTTTATTAAGTTTACTAATAAAAAAAGACCTGGAAGACATAGTAAAAAACGTAATAAAAGAAAAGATCGTAAAGAATATCGTGGACAAGGAAGACGATAATAGTATATAATAATAGTTTATGAAAACTACAATAATTGATGGAGTAGAAGTTCCGATTGTACCAGCTAAAGCAGTAGAAATTATTAAAAATAAAACTACTGGACAAACTTACGATTCAATAACTGAATTTAATGCAGATGTTGCAAATCCTAATACTCCAACAAAAGCAGAAGACTTACAACAAGACGTACAAATAACAGTTGCATCTTTATCGGTATTTGGTAAAACTAAGTAATGAATCCATACGGTGGCACCGAAATTCAATTAGAATACTTACATAAGTACGTATCAAAAGAGCTTCTTGATAAAGTTAATATCACTACATCGATTCCAGAAAAGACACCTTTACTAATAGATAAAACAAACATCCTTTGGGTACATAATAGTTACGATCAACCTAATCTTTATCCTTGGTTCAAGAATAAATTAAATCATAGAAAATATGATTGGTACGTGTTCAATTCACATTGGACATATGAAAAGTATAGAATGATATTTGATATACCAACGGATATATCATTAGTTATTAAAAATGGATTTG